GTAAGCGCCAATATAGGGAAGCATAAAGAACTTCCCATTGGAGCGAACTTTCTAAGCTCAATAACCCTGCCATCCGGGAGCACCGTAGATAAACTCCTGCAAGCTGCCAAGAACTCATATATATGAGGAGGAAACAGCAGGCGAACTAAGTCAACCGAAACTCGGTCAGAAGCCTCATTGAGGTCTAATGTCGAGTACGCTCCAGTCTTGCTCCCGAGAAGGGAGCCACACTGGTTCGGTTGCTGGTTGGTAAAGAAGACATTCCACTTAGTAAGTGGGTTGGTCTCTACCCAGTTAACAATAGCCCGGCCTAGTCCTTGTTGGACCCATTGAAAATCAACGGGTTCGCAAGAAATTAGGCGAGGGCCACGCGAATCCTTAGGCACGAGAATAACTTTTGCCGAAAGGTCCGAGTCCGAGATTCTATCCATAGAATCTTGACGATCACATACGTGCCCTAAGGATGCGTAAAAATACGCATCCAGGGGGTACATAGAGGTGATTCTTCCCGAGACATTACTAAACCGAAACTTAGACCAAAGTTGTTGCTTGGTTGCAACAACCCCAGGTCCGTGCGACGGAATGATGTTTGTCGGGTCAAAACAGGTACGGTCCACCTTGTTGAATCCAAAAAGATTCGAAAGGAGGATGCGTGCCTCGCGGGTTACAAGTTCTGGAGTCGGCGCACTAATGCGTCTACGGCGGCACGAGTAACCTTGGTCAGCGCTAGCTTCAAGAGAATTGAAACTCGGTGACATTGCCTGGAGGTCGTTCTCCGTTCTTTCGAACTTCGAGACGACTTCCTGTTCTTGTTTACCGGTGTACCCGAGCTCATATTTGTAGAATACAAACGTGAGGTTTCGGATCACCTTGATGCTTTCTATGCATGGTTCAGATAGGGGTAACCCATCCTGGTCTAATACTCTCCTAAAGAACTCACCCAAGAATTTGGGTGTCTTCACGCCGTCGTCGGGTCTGAACCCGATGTCGGTGGCGTTTAGAGGAGTGTCTAGAGAGAGGGCTTTATCAAAAGCCTTCCCCAGTTTGGGCAATGTCTTCGTTAAAAAAGACGGCCCCTCAGTTAGGACTCTTCTTCTGATGACGTTAGTTGTCAGTCGAAGAGAACGTTTGTTAAACACTAAACCATGACGATAATGAACGTCACGGAGAAGTGCGGCGATGATGTTAACAACGTCATCTAAGCTATTATGTTCTCCCATAAGGGTGGAACTCTTAGCGTATAGCCTCACAACCCCGCGATCCATCGCTTCAAGCGATAATTCATTGTCTAAGGTATTCCTTTAACATGAACACCAGAAACCAAGACACATTCAACCAACTCATTGATGAGATGGTCGAGCGTAGCCTTAAAACGCTACCACCCGATGGCGCCCGAAAACTGACCAAGACGGTAGAAGAGACACGTGATGAACGTGCCAGATCCTACTATCAAAGGCAGCTAGAGCTACCGTTAGGTGAATAACGCTCAATGAACTCAAGAAATGCGAAGTCTTTACAGACTACGCCCAGGCACTCCAAGGCCCGCTGAGACAGAAAGTCTCAGCGGGCTCGCCCAAACGAGATATTAGATCTCGCCGGCGAGAAGTGCACGTGCTCCGTTCCCCGTACAGTCATACAAGATGGTTGTCGTGGCGCCAAGTGACGCCAGGAAACTCATCAAGTACGCTAACGGGTCGTCCATATCAGCTGTCGCCGTTACGGCGCCCACAGGGGCGTCGAAAACGGCGTATGCCGACACGACGACCACCTTCGTCGCGTCCACGGTGCTCGCTATCGATTTATCGAAGCGGACCAAGGAGCGGCGTCGGAGGTTGATACCTGAACCGGTCTCATTATGTTTAATAGTGAGGCGGTTCGGTAGATTGGGTGTTTCAGCAGATTGCTTCCACACCCCTTCACGTAGCCCAGTCGAGATCCGAGTAAACTCTACTTCGGTCCCCGCTGGATTCTTGATTTCGTTTGTGTTGAGGTCGTTAACCATACTAGTTGTTGTCTATCTAACCGTTAAAGGCGAGTATATACTCGCCCGTGGATGGAGGCATTAATGCCTCCAGTACGGAACCGGAAGGTTCCTGATCCCGCGGTACTTACCTCGTACAAAGACGAGTGCAGCACCTAGACTGAGTTCTTTCGGACTCAGCCCGCTCGAGGTTAACGAGCTGTACCCTGGTAGACCGACTTGCCTGCGATAGGCAGTCTCGGTGACTACGGGTAACGGTACTATGGAGCCGGCGACGTAGGAGTCGTGTACGTACGGACTGGTGGTTTGAGCCACCATGTCTATATATATCGTTCTCTTCCGTTTAACCGACCACAAGTACTGATGTATGTTTATGACGGGTTCCATGTTCTTGGAGCGACCGTAGTAGCCCAGAAATCGATTTACATCGATAATCCAGTCTACCACGAAACTCCAGGGTAGGGCGTTCCAGATGATTTGGGTGTTAAGATTAACACCCAGTCTATCTAGTAAGCCCAGAGCGTACGCATGCGTACGTTGATATTCAGTAAAATTGTAATTGAACTGAATCTCAGCATGGAACT